ACGCATTTGTTTTTAGGATTGAATGGGCTGTTGTCTATTTTCCCATCGAAGCGGTCAACTGTTGTTTCCAAGTCTAGTACAAGTATTTTCATTTTTGCCCCATTAGTATTTTTATTTGATTGCCAGCCAGCTTTTGTAGCAGTTCGATTTGTTCATCGATTAGGCTAGATTTTGTTTTCGAGTATTCTTTTTGACGTTGCCGAAGCTGCTCTTCATAGAACTCTTTAAGATCTTCTTCACTCAACATCAGAAGACCCCCGAAGCTTGTGCAGAAGGGTCTGCGGGTCTGCGTAGCGATACCACTTTCGTTTACCCTTAACTTTCCACTTCTTATTCAGAAGCGTAGCAATGAAAATACCATCAATGATAACTTCATCACGCAACACAACAACTCTATTGCCGCCTGCTTTTGCAAACTCCAATGCAACCTCAAGCTTTTGCAATCTCTTGGCTGCAGTGTTGTTGAAGCTATCGTCTAACGGCAGATATGCTTTGACTGTTCTGATTTGTTCTTCAATATTTTCTACATCATTCAACATAGCGGCTCACCTGTGGTTCAATCATAGCAATCACATAGCCGTGAAAGCCTGATAGTTTGTTTTTTGAAATGTTAATAAAGCGACGATTGTCTGGCTCATTGTCGTCACCTGAGCCTGCTTTCCCAATGCCGATGATAAGGTCAGCTTCCGCAGCTTTCCCTGTTTTGGAACCTTCAAGCATGCTGAAGTCTACACGGGTTTTACCTTCAGCTTCTGCAGAGGCTTGGCTGACACCAATCAAAGCACAGTCGTGCCGCTTGGCTAACTCACGCAGGCTGCGATACAATTCACGCAGGCGCTCATGGCTGCTGTTGTAGTTTCCAGAGATGGTAACTTTGTCAGCCTGGTCGATAAACAGGGCGTCGGGCTTAACCTTTTCGCAGTAAGCATTGATTGTATCCAGATCCCACTCTTGGATGTCTTGCATGATCAAACGATCTCTGATTGCCTGATACTTGCTCATGGCTAAATCAGGATTTTCGGATATCTGTTCACGGGTCATACCTGAGCAAGCTTGGATAGCACGAAGCTTTGTCCTAGTGGTACGTTCCTCATTACCAAGGTACAGGACTTTAGCCCCTTGCTGACAAAAGCCACCTGGACCAGCAATAATACTAATCAGGAATGCTGACTTACCTGTCTCAGGGCGGGCAAACACAATGCCAAACTCTGAAGGTCCGATGCCATAAACATGGCGTGACAGTGTTTCGATATTAAACTTCCAGCGATTGTCATCGGATGTCTCTGCCAGTAGTTCGTAGATGTTATCAGTAGTCGGATCACCAAATTCGTCTGGCATGTAAGAGTCTGAAACTTTCTCAAGCAACGACTGTAGTTTCATCATGGCAGAGGTATCACCCTCAGACATATTGATACCGATGTTGGCAACGTCTCTGCCAATCTCCTGCCGCCACAGACTTTCGATTACATCCTGGGCTACAGCAGGCGTAATGCTTTCTGATCGTTTGATCCCATCAAGAATGTCTTTGAAGTCTGCGCTTTCACTGGCAGTAGCTACTGGATTGGATGCTCTCCAAACAGAGAACAAGTCTTCTGTCTTCAAATCAGATCCATACTTCTCATGTGCTGTTTTAAGCAGGGTGTATACGCCCTCGTATTCGTCAGAGAAGATTGATTTCCGTAGTTTTGCCTGTGTTGCCTGGTAGGTATCGTTTTTAAGTAGTGTTTTTATTAGTTCTGCTTCCATTGCCTCATCCCTTTGTTAGTGGTTAGTACTAAGGGCTATAAAGTTAACAGAATGCGCAAATAAAAAAACCCCTAATTTTCATTAGGGGCCTTTTTCTTGATTTAGTTAGTGGTTATAAGGGTTTAGGAGTGCCTAAACTTCATTTTAGATATGTCCATGGTGCGCTCACCACGACGTTCTTTTAAATCTACCTGATGGAAAACAACTCGTTTGTTGTTGCTAACGATGGAGTTGATAGCTTGTTCAAGCTTGTCCTGCTCCTCTGCAGCACCTCTAAATCCAGCATCTTCTTCGATCAGGTAATCAATAACCACGATACCACGGGCTTTCATTGTCATATTCCTCTTGTTTAACGTCGGTACTATGAACTTCGACGATGGGTTGTTGGTAACGCAGCTTATCCTCTGCGCCGTTTATGTCTCATACAGGCATACACGGGGGACCACTAGGGGAATTGGCAGTCTTAGATAAAATTGTTAGTTCATTTGGTACGCCATCCCAGTGGCAAAGCATAAAGCTTGAAACGATGTATTTTGTTTCGTCATCACTTGTAAGAGTAATTAATTCTATCCACTTAAATAAGCTTATCAACTTATTACTTCTTCTATTTGTGTCATTGTCAGACATTTCAGATCCTCCACTGTTAATCTGACGCTTGTTACTAAGAAATGCTTCTTAGCTAACATAATTGCTTTAGCACTTGCATCTTTGTCAAGTACTAATGTTACTTTTTCAAACTTACACAGGGTTTTTTTAATGCTGCTAGTTATATTTGTGCCTAATAAAGCGACACCAACTATATTTTCTAATCTAGATACAGAACAGGCGGATGGTGTGTCCTCTACTAAAACAGCATGCGTACCCTTTCCTACGGCTATACCTTCAGGAACTTCTCCGTAAGTCCACCACTTGGCTCTAGCAGGGCCTAGAGACCTTCCTGCTGCCCCTAAGCCATCGTGGCTATGGAATAGCACCCTATTCTCTGCAGGGGCGTAGGATAGCTTTATATCGCCTGCTTGATACGCTTCCCATGAATTAACTGATTTGATGTACTCAACAGCGGGTGGATGATTTTCAATCTTTGTAACTATTGTTGGTACAGATGTTATAACAGGCTTCTTTCTAGTATTAGCTGTTTTAGCTAAATATGCTTTAGAAGCTTCTATAGATCTTTTACCTGAATAAGCGCCTTTTGCCGTACAGGATGCTTTATAGCAGTTCCAAACTATCTTGCCATCGTACTTATCTATGGTGAACTTCTTACGTCCCCCACAGAATGGACAGTCAATAGTTTTTCTATCGCCATCCGTAAGCCTAATAGCTTTTATTATTTCTATCTGATCCCTATAGCTGTACATCATCCACCTGCTAAAGCTAATAGTTATATTATTGCCCCTGGCGGGACAATCCGAAGGATACTAGCTATTCGTCATTAGTCAACCCTTAATTAATGGTTGTAGATATGGGCTTAGTTACTTTTTTACTTCACAAGTAATTGATTTTATTGATGCAGCCCAGACCCTGAAGGTCGTAGGTTCAAATCCTACTCCCGCAACCAAGTATCTGAAATAATTATACTTTTTTAGTTTACTTTAGTTAAGTTGAGAAAAATCATCAAACTCAACTAATTTATGGGGGGTAATCACCCCGTCAGGCCCTCTCTTTGGGCCTTCAGGGTGTCCTCATACTTATTAAATAATTGTTCAAACTTCCACTGATACATCTGCTGCATACCAAGCAGGGCGTTCATCAGTTCATCTTGCGTAGGTTCACGATCACCGTCACCTATCTGTTTGAACACTACCTGTAGGTCATCACAGACATGCCAACAGTCCATTATCATAGGTTCTAGGTCATACAGTTTAGCCATCACACATTCTCAATCATTGGAAAGATTTCCGTAATCGCTTTACCGACAGCCACAGCAAGTTCCATGTGTTCCTTCTGTGTGCCGTTGGCAGAGCGCAGTTCGACATAATGTATCCATGAGCGGATCGTACCATTAGCGTACAGCCTTGAGACTGTGTTACCCTCTGGAAGCACTGCACGGGCCTGTTCCTTAGCAATGCCGTTAGAGACAGCCCAGTTGTAGTGTTCCTTTGCAGTGTCTATCACGTCTTGCTGACGCATCCGCCACTCAGCAGCTAACTTTTCATCCTCAACCTCAATGCTGTTCTGGCGGTTCTTTGTATCCTGCAAGCGAGCCTCTCTAACAACGAAGGCCTCTTCCATGTCCTGCGGGTTAGCGTACCGCTGGCTGAACTCTTGGAACGAGAAGGAACGGTGCCGCAGAAACTGTCGGGCAATGTCACGGGTGGTCTCCACCTCAATAGTAGCGGACGCCATTTCAAAGGGTGACCAGTGCTTATGCTTGATAAGGTAGGCAAGGAGACGCTCACTGGTCTCCATGTTCATCTGACCTTGCGGGTTACTCACCTTTGCGCAGTATGAAATCAGATCCTGTACATCTGTTAGCTCTACTGGACAGTCTGTTGCAGGTTGGGTGTATCCAATCAACGTAGCTTTCATTTGCTCTTCATCCTTTTGAGGCCGCACACAGCGCATAGCCATAAGTTTTTCCAGAATAAGTCTGGTTTCGAGGTACAGTCGTGGCAAGTAGTAGGTTCAACCATTGAGGTACTCATTTAGTTCAGTGTATCCGCCAATATGTTTGCCTTCAGAATTGAATATAATTGGCACAGTTCGATGGCCCGAAGACTTAATCAGTGTGTGAAGCCAGGGGTTATCGGACAGGTTGTAGTAGGTGTAATGAACATTACGACTGCGAAGTAATTCCGTCGCACGATCACAGAACACACAGTTGTTTTGAGCAATAATTATATAAGTCAAAACGGGGGTTCTCCATTTTCATCCAGATCAGGCATGCGAAAGACATACTCACGATCCTCTGGCTGTGTCGGATCATCTAACTCTTCATGGCAAACAGACAGGACACCTAGTTCCTGAAGATCACGCTCAAGATGTATGGGTATTTCGTAGTTCATCTGCTTTCCTCAATTCCGTCCGCATGTCTTTGAAGAAATCTAACATGCGCTCAATTAGCATTGCGGCCTGTGGCTGGCTGATCCCCAACTGATTACACATTTCCACTTCCAAAGCCCTGCGGGTTTCCGTTACCGTGCTTGTCATGCAAACCTCTTGTTTATGCCTGCTGCGGCTAGTTTCTGGGTAGGGCGTACATAGATAGAAAGGATGTCACGGCTCTGGTGTCCTGTAACACTGCGCAGTTCATCTTCCGTACAGCCTGCTTCAGCCATTTCAGTGGCCCCTGTGCGTCTAAGATCCCTGATCTGCAGTTCATCAGACAAACCAGCTTCACGACGTATGCGGGCGGCTATCTTGTTGTAGCGGCGTCTATCAAATGGACGCTTGATGTCTTCAGCAAGTACAATGAAGCCTTCACCACCATCCTTTAGACGTTCCTGGAGCCGTGGGGATGCTGGGATAGATACAGCAGTATCTGTTTTCTCTTGGATAAAGCTAAACGTCTGCTTAGAGTAATTGTCCCACGTCAGTTGCCGCATGTCTCCAGGGCGCTGGCATAGATCATAGCAAAGCAGGGCCAATGTACCCATAGACCACCAGCCAAGTTCATCAGCCTTTTGTACGAAGGCCATAACTTGCTCTGGCTCCCATAGGATTGTGCGGTCAGGAAGCTTACGAAGCCCCATCTTCTCAAAGGGGTTAGCCTGGACACTACCAAGCCTCTTACCTACAAACCATATACGGCGAAGCACCTTACACGTATGGTTTGCTCTATGCATACTCACCTGATCACATAGCTGTGAGTATATTTTCTCGGCGTGACTTACTTTAATATTGGCTGCAAGCATGTCCTCAAGCAGGACATTAGCACCACCAATACGCATCCGCATAACACCACGAAGTATTTGGTCATAGGTTCGCTTAGTGTTGGTAGATAGTTTAGTCCAAGAGTTTGTCTGCTTGTAGGCAGCAACAAGGCCACCAACAGACGCTTCCTGGATATGTATCTGACGCTTATTGCTGCGCTTGTAGTCTTGATACGCATCAGCAATAGCCAACGCACGGGCTACAGCATCATTTTTATTGTCATATTGCTCGTAGGAAGCTCCAATAGCCTCTTGAACATACTTTGGGGGCGAAACTGCCCAGACAACACCTTTGTACTTGGTCGTTTTCTGGCGCAGATACTTTATTTGTCTCATCACACTTCTCCATAGGGTTATGGGCCTCGTAGTGACAATAACTAAGGGTTACAATGTATGTCAATATAGTTTTTTAAACTTGCATTAGCTATGGGTATTTGATATTGTGCATTTGTAGACTTCCTCCCTGTCTACAGAATGCCTCATCCACTGGCCCCTCTAGAGCTTCATTGCTTTAGGGGGGTTTTTTAATGCAAAAAGGCCCCGAAGGGCCTTAATAATAATGATACTCGCACGTCAGATCACATTATGGATGAACTGTATGCACTGTTCTTATGTCTTTGTGGTCTTTGTCTGCATCCTCAAGAGGTACTGCAGCAGTAAACGAACCATTCATGATTACTTTTATGGTTTTATTTCTGTCTTCTGCGTCTTCGGCTGCGTCTAGCAGCGCTTCACCAAGCTCTCTTGCCTGCTCTGGGTTCAATTTCATATAACTGCCCTTCAGTCTGCCTTTTTGGAAATTACTCGCACGTCAGATTGTATTACAAGGATACTACATCTGCTGCATTCAATATTTGTAATACATTAACAAATGCGGAGGCAAGAGAAAAAATTAAAAAAATTTACTGCTGAAAAATCTCGATTTTAATGGCACAAAAAAACCCTTTGCAAAGCCCCGAAAAATCGGGCAACCTGCAAAGGCCCCGTCGGACTGACCATCCAAAGAACAAAGCGGGGCGCAAAATCTAAACTTGAAAAGGAATGACCAAATGAAACTTCTAAGCACAAACGCAAACAATACAAAAATTCGCAAAAGCCAAGAACAAAGCGGATTGCGCATTGCAAGCCTTTCTCTATATCCAAATGATTTAATTTGCAGCGGGGCGGCTTTGGCCCTATGCATGAAACCTTGCCTGAAAGATGCAGGCTTTGGGATATTTCCAAATGTAAAAGACGGGCGGCAATCAAAAACAGATTTTTATCTGCAGGACCAAACGGCTTTTCTTGCTCAATTGAGAAAGGAAATTCGCAATTTTATTTCCTTATGCATAAAGACGGGGGAAAGCCCCGCTTTTCGACTAAATACGATTTCAGATATTGATTGGGTAAAGCATGGGATACCGCAAGAATTTCCAGAAGCTTATTTCTTTGACTATACAAAGGTTGCGGCACGGCTTGGCAGGACGCCCGAAAATTATGACCTGATTTTTTCATATTCTCAAAACCCCGCATATCAAAACCAGGTTACCAGGGCGCTAAAAACCGACGCCCCGCTTGCGGTGGTTTTTCGGGGCTTTGTTCCTGTTGGTTCCTATTTCTTGGGGCGGGAAATTGTTGACGGTGATCAATCTGACATTTTGAACCAAAAGCAAAAGGGGAAAATTGTTGGTTTAAAGCTTAAAGGAAATGAGGCCAAGAAAAGCAAAAGCCTTTTCATAGTAGAGCCAAGCCAAGCTTGCCCTGCCCCTTCCTTTGCAATCGCTGCAGAATAGGGGGACATTATGACAAAGAAAATAAACGTCGAATTGAACCCCTTGGCCTTGGGCCATTGGTTGCAAAACATGTGTGAAGATATGGAAAACGAATTGTTTGTTGGAAATGTTGCACAAGTCAAAGCCCTGCAAATTCGCCTAGAGCTTATCTTGGACATTGCAAAGGCTTTGGAAATTGAAAGCTGGAACGGCCCCCAAACCATGCAGGGCATGTTAGAGCAAAGGGGCTTTTTGTAAGTGAAATATCTATACCAATTTATAGGCTTTGCAGCCTTTTGGATATGGCTTTTCGATTGGCTCTTTTAACTGTCACAAAAAAGCCCTTTACTAATGCAACAAAATAACAGATAAAAACCAAAGGGGGGCAATCCTGCCCCCTTAACCTAAACTTAAAAGGAAATGACCAAATGGCTTTAGACCTAATATATACCCGCAAAGAAACCGCCGAAGCGCTAGACTTTGCAACCATCATCGAAAATTGCCCTGCAGTTTTGACCGAAACCGCAAGCCCTGAAACGTCGGGAAAATATGGCTTTGTTAATACAATGCAGGCAATGCAGATTTTAGGGGATTTTGGCTTTAGACCGACGCAAGCGGTGCAACGCCCAAGCCGCAAACAATCGCACAAGCCCTTTGCAATGCACATGATATCATTTGCGCAAGATGCAGATTTAAACAATCCTTACAATGAAACCCGCCCCGAAGTTTTGTTATACAATTCGCATGATGGGAAAAGCGCCCTGAAACTTTATGCAGGGGCTTTTCGTTTTGTTTGTTCCAATGGAATTGTTGCGGGCGATGGTTTCCAATCAAAGCTTAGACATAGCAGCAAAACGGCTGGGGGCTTTGAAAGCTTGTTGCGTGATACTGTTTCAAGCTTGCCCCGCATGATGCAGCGAATTTGCAAGCTGCAGGAAACTCAATTGACCGATGATCGGGGCGCTTTAGAATTTGCTTATGATGCAGCAAATTTGCGGTGGGAAATGGCCCCGCAAGATATAAACCCCGAAACAAAACAGGGCGCATATTTCACGCCCGAAACAATTCGGGGCATGTTTAGATCCAATCGCCCTGCAGATAACGGCACAAGCGCTTGGCAAATATTCAACCGCATACAAGAAAACATTTTGCGGGGCGGGCCAGATATTCTTTCAATCACAAAGGCCCAAAAGGAAGCGGGGCAATATTGGGGGAAGCAAAGGAAAGCCAAAGCGGTTTCAAGCCTGCCCGAAACTGTCAGAATAAATCGCAACCTTTGGGATTTTGCCGATGCATTGGCTTAATCTTCTAGGGGATATCATCGGGGCTGTGGCGGTTTTCGCCACCCCCTTAATCGCCCTTTATATCGCATATGGCTTTGGGCTTGTTTAAACTTGAAAGGAATGACCAAATGACAAAGAAACCAACAAACAAAACAGAATTGAACCTTGCAGATTTGCAGCTTGTTTTAGATTTTCATAACGCTGCAAAGGATATGGTTGACGAATTGCAGGACGGTTTCACTTGCAGGCTTGAAACCGCTTCAAAGCTTCAAAGCATGCAATACAAAATCGCAAATGCCTTTGATTTTCAACCTATGCAAAATGAAACTTGTGACCACCCGCAACATTGGGCGGACCATGTATTGCCCGAAGATCCAAGGGCATGGTTTAGCGAATACCAGCGGGAACAATGGGAAACCGAAACAGAATAAACCCCGCAAACAATCAAAACAGAAAGGCCCCCTTAATCGGGGGCTTTTTTATTGCCTGAATAAAGCCCTTTACTAATGCAGCAAAATATCAGATAAACAAAACAGGGCGCAAGCTTTGCCCGCTAAACTTAAAAAGGAATGACCAAATGACCCAACCAAACCTAAACCTTCTAAACGAAATGGCCCAAGATATCTTTAAAATGGGTGAAACCGAAAAAGATGCCTATAACGCTATTTTGTACAAAGCTTTTGAAGCTGCAGAATTTGCCAAAGGTTGCGGGGGCGAAGTGCCAACAAAAGATATTCGCCAATGGTGCAACAATCTAAACCGAAGCCATGGCCTGCCCGAAGCTTTGATTGAAGATATCATTTTAGAAATTGAAAGCCGCATAGGTTAAAAACTAAATCAAAACCTAAACCCCAAGCCCTGCCCTAAAAAGCGGGGCTTTTTTATGCCTGCAACCTAAACCCCAAAGCAAAGCAAAGGGCGGCTCTAAAGGCCCGCATATCGCCTGCAGGAAGCAAGGAAAGCCCAAGGCCTAAACAGGCCCAAGGAATAGGACAAAGGGCAGGGGAAGCTTGGGGGATGATAGCAGGGCGAAAGGGGAAGCTTTGGGGTTTATGCGGGAAGCTTGGGGGATGCAGATTAGATATCTAAATGATGCATAAGCTTGGCCCCTGCCCTTGCCCTTTGTTTGCGTCAAAGTTTCGGGGGCTTTGTTTCCCGCTAGTTTCCGACGCAAAAAGCTTTGGCCTAAATCTAAACCTAAACTTTTTTTAAAAACTATTTTGCGCAAAGCTTTTATTTCTAAGGGCTTTTAAACCATGGGCCGCATATCTATTTGGTTGCAGCCTATCTAATACCTAAATAAAACCTAATAAATGCAGGGGCTTAGGCTTTATCGCATCGATTGCTTGGGGGCGGGCATGTGCCATGGGGGGGTGTACCCGTACCGTATACAACTCTTACCAGAGATTGGGTTTTTGGGACCGTAAAGCAGACCCAAGCTTGGGGTGTCTTGGTCCAATGGCTACGGCAAACGTCAACGTCCTGCTGTTAGTTTGGGAATGCTAATCGCTAATTGTAAAGTTAGGTTTATAGTTGACTTAGTTGTGACCACTAGCTATAGTGTTAGTACAGGGTTGTAGTACTATACGCTGTGAATTATCTAAGGAATACTCCCTTGAGTGAATATGGAGCAGATATCACTCTGGACGTACCTCTTCATGTAGATCATGACTTTGAAGTTGATCAGGATGGTGTAAGCCATTTGGTTACTTTTATTTATGTTGGTGACAATGAAGATGACGTTACGGAGACACGAGTAGATCTAGAGGGTGTTGTCTCAGATCTGTGTGAATTTTATGGAGATGAGCAGGGATATAATCAGTTGTATCTTGTTGCTCATGAGTTTCATCGTCTAGCTGAGAAGCTACGTGAGAAGGCGGGTTATATTGAAGACAGCGATGGCGCTGTAGGAGATTTGTTCAACCTGCCCGATGACTGACATTGATATTAAGAATGTAGTCTTTGAGGATGGTGAATGGTGGTACGTTGGTTATGCGGATGGACGCAGGCAGCGTTTAGAGTCTTATAAGGAAAAGAATAAGCGTCGAATGTTTGTGGATGGTAAATACATCCCACAGTCTCACCCTCTTTATAAGCCTGGTAGATATAAGTCTTTTGAAGATGCGGCTTTCTCTAGTCTTCGTAATTACAGGCATACGAAAGCTGGTTATGTTTATGTAATATCTAATCCTGCTTGGAAGGGTTGGGTTAAGGTAGGCATGGCTATTGATGCTGAAGATAGATGTAAGTCGTATCAGACATCTAGTCCTTTTAGGGATTATAACTTGCTTTACTCAGTTTATGTTACTGACAGGCGGGTTATGGAGAAAAAGGCTCACAAGCGTATAGCTAAGATAGCTGAAGACAGGCAGAATGAATGGTTCTTAATAGATCCTGTAGAAGCTATAGACTGCATATCGGCTATTCTTAAATGACAAAACTCTCCTTAGTTAAACGGTGTTATAATAGAATATAACAACCACTAAGGAGAGTTTAGATGTTCACTAGGATTATAAATTCAATCGCTAAGGCACAGCAACGTCGTGTTGCTTACTGGCAATTACAGAACTTAACTGACAAAGACTTGAAGGATATTGGTATCACCCGTGGGGAGATAAAGCTAATGGCTAATAAGGTCTAATAGTAGTTATACCCTGGGGCCTACAAGTAGATTATACCAGGTTTGTCAGAAAAGTAAACCCCCTAAAACAACCCTTAATTAAGTGGTTGACCTAATGTGGTCCCTAATGGTACAATAACTATTAAGGGCCACTGGATATAGAGGCTCTATGATAAATCTCATCTACATACGTGCAGCCATTCGTGAACGGACAGGACAGGAGTTACCTCTTGAGACTGTCCGTGATCTTTTACTAGAGGAAGGTTTGATCACACGGTCTCAGGCCGAAGATGAGAACTTAATCTTTAGAGGCTATTCTGAGTATTTCGATACGGAAGAGGCTGCGGCCCCAGTAGAAGATGCCATGAATTATATCAGCAAGGACGCATTAGATGAAAATGACGAAAGCTAAATGCGGGGCATCCAATCCTGCTTCTAACGCTAAACCAAAGATGGCTGGCGGGGGTTATCCTGTCAGGTCTTTGAAGGAAAAGCCAGCCATGTCTAAGGGCGGGTACGCTAAGAAGAAATGAGTATGTGGGTGGCAGTAATCTTGGCCTGTTTAGGTCCAGATATTACATCCTGCCAGCCCTTAGTTAAGAAGAGTATCTTTTATGACGGCGTAGATTGTCAGGAAGATGTTCAGGGTATGATTAACACGTTAAGGGGCCAAGGCATATATGCTGTGGGTTCCTGCATAGCAGTTGAAGGTGGGGCTAGTGCATAGGGTAGGGATGGCAAATGTTAGCGGAGTTAGCAGCGGCTAACGCTGCTTATCACGTAATAAAGCAAGCCGTCACCAATGGAAATGAGCTTGCCAATTATGCAAAACATATATCGAAATGGGTTGGCGCTGAAGAAGATCTACAGAAGAAAGTAGAGAAGAAGAGCAACAATGTATTTAACAAGATCTTAGGTAAAGAGGGCGATGACTTTGAAGAGTTTATGGCCCTCGACAAGATCAAACAGCAGAAGTCTGAATTAGTATCTTATATGCGTTTATATGGTCGTGCTGGATTGTACGATGATTGGGTGGCCTACCAAGCACAAGCTAGGAAAGCCCGTAGAGAAGCCATAAAGCAACGTCAAAAAGAGATAGATCGCATCAAAGAGATCACCGCATGGATTGTGGTAATCGTTGTAGTCTGGGGCGGCGCTGGTTTGGGTTTATATCTGTATATAAGCTAAGAGATAGAAACATGGCTATCGATAAAGCACGGATGAAATGTAATAAGCCCCAGCGTACACCTGATGGGCCTAAAAAGTTCGTTGTGAAAGCCTGTAAGGACGGAGACGAAAAGATTATTCGTTTCGGTGATCCTAACATGAAAATTAAGAAATCTAATCCTGAACGGCGCAAGTCTTTCCGTGCAAGGCACAAGTGTTCCTCTGCCAAGGATAAATTTACCGCACGTTATTGGTCCTGCAAAAATTGGTGATCCTATGTCCCTAGTTAAAAACATACGAAATGCCCAGAAGAAGGGTACAGCTAATTCCAAGAAGAATAGCACTGTGAGCAACAAAGCTTACAAGGATATGCAAAAGGGCTGGCCTAACTCAAAAAAGAATAAGGCTAAAAAGAAATGAAAGCCTACGGCCTAAAAGGGACTTGGGAAAAAGTCCGTAATGCTAATGGTCCTGCCCAGCACCTGAGTTGTGCTATGTCTGGTTTGATCATGGCAGGAATGTTTGTAGGCCATGTAGATGAAATGCTAATTTGCATTTGGGGTACTATGAGTATTTTGGTGGCGGTTGCCACCGTTTGGTTTTCTAGGGTTCTACTGAAGTATACCCTATTAGCAGACTTCTTTCTAAGTATGGTCGTCCTGTTTCAGTACATGATGTACGAAGCTCCTAAGCCTATACACCCTGTGTACCATGTCATGACAATTGATGGGATGACCAAGGTACAACGTCCAAACGATACTATGCAGATGACTGCAGTGGACGAAGTAGCCCACGCTGCAGCCTTAATATGGCTGGCGTTGTGGAGCCTTTATCTAGCCAACTTAGTCCATCGACAAATACTAGAGCGTAAGAGATTTGCCAATGAATACTGACCAACTCATTCCTATAATTGTTGCGCTAGTCTCTGCGGGCGGCTTGTGGACGTATTTGTCCAAACGAGCGCAGCATAGCTATGAAGCTATGAAGGATGACAAAGATCGCAGTGCGGAGTTTCAGGAAACTCTGAAGGAGCAGGTAGATCGATTGTCGGATAAGCTGGACAAAGTTTTACAAGATAAAGAACAACTGCTGATTGAGATGTCTGAGTTGAAGGCATCCTTGGCACGGGCGGAAGAAACTATTCGCCATCTTGAGCAAAGGTTGATGAGCAAATGATAGACGCACCTCGAAAGTACACTGAAAAACAGGAAGCGTTTTTAGAAGCCTTGATGGGTGAGGCCAAAGGCAATCTGCGCAAAGCAATGGATATTGCTGGTTACGCAAAGACCACTAAGATGAGTGAAGTGGTTGGGGGACTGAAGGAAGAGGTCATAGACCGTGCAAGTATGATGCTTGCTATGAATGCCCCTAAAGCAGCTTTTGGTATCGTAGATGTATTAGACGATCCTAGTGCTATGGGCGCACGTAACTCAATCTCCGCTGCCCGTGAAATTCTAGACCGTAGTGGTTTGGTTAAGAAGGAACAGGTAGAGGTCACCAGCACAGGCGGTGGCATGTTTATCCTGCCTCCGAAATCAGATGACTTGGATCAATAAGACTAGACCTAACCGTTTTGCCAGCCTTCCGTATGCCTACAAGCCAAGCGACGAAGATCCACTTATCATCGTTCCTGATGCAGAGATGGTTCCATTTGTTGAAGAGGCTATGGACTACCTTGATAAAGGTCATGGGACACGCAGAGTTGCGACATGGCTGACGGATCAGACAGGTAAGAAGATTTCCCACCAGGGCATCCAGAATATTTGGAAAGCCCATCGTCCTGATAGTCCACGGGTTAAGGAGCTTGCAAAGAAGCGCCGCAAAGCAAAACCTAAGACTAAGGATGAAAAAGAATTAGCTGCCCTACGTCGTAAGCGGTCTGACGCAAAACGCATCCAGACTATGACGGAAAAGAAGATAGACGAAAAGCTGGATAAGCCTGACGTTTCTATTTCAGACAGCTTAGACTTTGGAAGTGTTTCCACCCAGAAACAAACTCAAGAGGTTATCTTTGCACCCAACGAAGGCCCACAAACAGAATTTTTGGCGGCATCGGAAAGAGAAGTCCTATATGGGGGATCAGCGGGGGGTGGCAAAAGCTACGCATTACTCGCAGACCCTATGCGGTACTTCGGAAACCCTAACTTCAATGGACTTATTCTCCGACGCACTAACGATGAACTTCGGGAACTCATATGGAAATCTCAAGAGTTATACCCGAAAGCGTACAAGGGTGCGAAATGGGCGGAGAAGAAAAGCCAATGGACGTTCCCTAGCGGAGCAAGACTATGGATGACCTACCTTGAGCGGGACGAAGATGTTCTGCGTTACCAAGGTCAGGCGTTTAGTTACATAGCCTTTGATGAGCTTACCCAGCATCCTACGCCCTTTGCATGGAACTACATGCGCTCACGTCTTCGTACTACTGATCCTGACCTGCCTCTATTCATGAGGGCTACAACAAACCCAGGTGGTGTGGGTCATATGTGGGTCAAGAAGATGTTCATTGATCCAGCCCCTAACAATAAGAAATTTATTGCAACAGATATTGACAGTGGGGAACCCTTAGTATATCCTAAAGGACATGAGAAAGAGGGCAATCCTCTATTCTACAGACGCTTTATCCCCGCATCGTTGAAAGACAACCCTTACTTACTTGAGGGTGGACAATACGAAGCAAACCTTTTGTCCCTTCCAGAGATGCAACGCCGACAATTGCTTGAGGGTGATTGGAATATTGCAGATGGTGCGGCCTTCCCAGAGTTTAAAACGGGCGTACACACGATAGATCCATTCGAGATCCCCGACAATTGGCGTAAGTTTAGATCCTGCGACTACGGCTACAGTAGCTACTCAGCTATTCACTGGTACGCAATGGACCCAAGTTATGAAACTCTTTACGTTTATAGGGAGTTGTACCTTTCCAAACATACAGGGCGTGACTTAGCCAAGGCGGTTTTAGAAGCAGAGCGTGGGGATAGTATACAATATGGTGTTTTGGACAGTAGCTGTTGGCACAATAGGGGGCAAATTGGCCCCTCAATAGCTGAAGAGATGATTGCGGAGGGTTGCCGATGGCGTCCTAGTGATCGTTCAGCAGGCGCAAGGGTAGCTGGTAAGAACCGTTTACACGAATTGCTAAAGGTAGATGAGGATACAGAACTTCCTGGCGTAGTATTTTTTAATAACTGCCGACAAATTATAGCAGATTTACCCGTGATCCCGTCCTGCCCCAAAGGCACCGATGATATTGATCAAAGATACGCTTCAGATCACGCATATGACAGCCTTCGTTACGGAATTATGAGCCGCCCAAGAGCATTTTCGCCCTTCGGAACAGGCCAAGGCGTACCACAACAGCGCTGGACCCCATCAGACGCAACATTTGGATACTAAAACATGGCATTAATGGACAAACCATCGGGTTTAGACCCACAAGAAGCTACAGAAGCAGACAATGTCGTGGTTCTTGAAGAGGATGGCGATGTTGAACAGGATAACCTGGAGTACTCTGGCCTGTCTTCGTTCATTGAAACACAGTTCAGACGTTCCAAAGACAACCGACTTCACGACGAAGAGCGTTGGCTTATGGCATATCGCAACTATCGGGGTATTTACGGCCCTGATGTGCAGTTTACCGACTCTGAGAAGTCAAAAACCTTTGTTAAGATCACTAAAACTAAGGTTCTGGCGGCATATGCGCAATTAGTTGATGTTTTATTCGCTGGAAGCAAGTTTCCTGTAGGTATTGAGGCCCGTCGCTACCCAAATAACGTAGCCGACGCTGTTAACTTCGATCCTAATGGTCTGACAGACGAAAAAGTACGAGAAAAAGTAGATGTGGAGTACAAAGTACCCCGCACAGTGGTTCGTCCAGAACTACAGAAGGATCTAGGTGTCTATAAGGACACTGTAGAGCCTGTTAAAGACGATTTAGAGATGGGTGCTGGCACAAATGCTGGTTCTATCACCTATGAGCCTGCAAAACGTGCTGCACAGCTTATGGAAAAGAAGATGCACGATCAGCTAGAGGAAACTAACGCCTCTAAGCACCTACGGTCCATGGCTTTTGAATGCGCCTTGTTTGGTACAGGCATTCTTAAAGGCCCTTTTGCATTCGACAAAGAATATCCACGCTGGGACGAAGAGGGCAACTATGATCCTCTATATGAGACAATCCCAAAGGTAGAATATGTTTCTATGTGGGATATGTACCCTGATCCGTCTGCTCGTAACATGGCAGAGGCAGAATATACCATTCAGCGGCACCGTCTCAACAAGACGCAGATGCGTGGCCTTAAAAAGCGCCCACATTTCCGCACTGAAAGCATTGAGATTGCCTTAGAGTACGGCCCACAGTACCAGCGAGAATACTGGGAGAATACGCTAGAAGATGGCGTTAACTCCGATGATGTAGATCGTTACGAGGTTCTAGAGTACTGGGGAATTATTGATGCGGAGTTAGCGGAAGAAGCTGACATTGATATTCCAAGCAATCTGCAGGATCTGGATGAAATCCAAGTCAATGT